CCTATGCAGATCACTTTCGGCGGATCACCGGGGCCTTGTCATCCCCATGCCGCACAGGCCGCCGCGCTTCGCTTATGGCCTGCGTTTGCCCGGACAGCGCGCCGGGCTGATCAAACGCTAATTCAAGGGCACCTCCTGCCGCTCACGCTCGGCACGATGCTTTTTGATCTCGGCGGCCTGCGCGTTGACCTGCTTTTGAAGCCGGGCGGCGTTGGCCTGATGTTCTTTCGACCGGCCCTCAGATTGATCGAGGCGGCGCATCAGGCTGCCGATCTTCTTGCCGTTGTCGTCGCCCTCAGTCAGCGTCTTGATCTGCGATTTCAGGTCCGCGATCATGTTGGTCTGCTTTTGGACGCGCTTGCGCAGGTCGCTGTTTTCGGCCCGCAGGCCGATCCAGTCATCCTCTTGCCCCTCGGCGCTCAGCTTGCGGAATTCGGCACGCTCCTTGGCGTTCGGGTCTGGCTCCGGCTCCGGCGCGGCGTCGATCACATCTTGATCTGAATCCGGCTCGTCTTGGCGCTGATCTGGCCCTGTATCGGCGCTGGCCACGGCCTCGGGCGCGTTGGCCCGCTGCGCCTCCGCATCTTCGCGGCGCTGTTCCTCGACGCGCTCGGCCTCGATCTCTTTCCACTTGGCATGAATGCCGCGGATCGTGCGAGGGTTGCCACGCTGCCGGGCTTCCTCGAATTCGACGGGGTTCGCATCGGCCCACATGGCGGCGGCGCGGTCGTGGCGATCGACATCCTTGGGCCCGTCTACTGTGTCAAGTTGGCACAGTAGATTGTCTTGGATCCATTGACCGAAGCCCTTGTCATCGTCGGGAAAGAGCGCGCGGCCCTCGTTGAGCGCATGACCGTATGCCAGCCATCCGCCGATCGTGAATTCCTCACCTTGTACGATACGGCTCAAAGCCCCCTTGGCTTCATCGGCCAGAACCGCGAGACGATTGCCACCCATTCCGCCGCTCATGCCGTGGCCTTAGCGGCTTCCCATGCTACAACCTCGGATAATTTCCAGCGGGTGCAGCCGGGCGACAGGCGCACCGGGCGCGGCATGTCGGTGCGCTCGCGCTGCCACCTCCACCACGTGTTGCGGGAAATGCCGTAGCGCGCGGCGCAGTCAGTATCGCGTAGAAACGTCTCGGGCATTGTCGGCTCCTGTTGTTACAGGAACAGACAAATCAGAACGGGCGCACACTGGTAAAAGGCACTAAAATGCCGCGGGTTTTATTCCCTCAATCCGGCACGCTTTCTATAGAGTTTTTCAAAGTATCGAGCTCGGCTTTCTTCTTCGGCTCGCCCTTCGCGGGCCGCCGCATCTCGGGCGGCCTGTGGTATTGAAACGCCTTCGGCAACTGCAAAGCGCATAGCGTCCAACGCGCCTACGACATTGCGCCAAGGTGGAGACACGCCCGGACGACCTTTAGGCTTCTTTGCCTTCTCCAAACAAAGCAAAATGTGCCAGAACTCGCGCGGCGTCTTGTCGGCCAATTCGGCTTCCTCATAAAGGCGCTCAAACCGCTCACGTTGCCCTAGATCGGGACTCCGCACGCCGTCCAGAAAATTACCCACTGGCTCAAACTCGCCATTTTCGATGCGTTGCGCCAATCTTTCATGCGCGGGATTAGGAGGCTCAAGATAAGCGGCAAGCCGGGCACGCTCGATTTCGTATGTGCCTGCGAGTTTCAGCCTTTCGATCTCGCGTAGCGCGGCGCGATCCGCCTCATGATACCGCCTCAACCATTCGTCGGACGGGTCGCGCTCATCCCAAACAATCGACTCCAAGTCGATCTCATCACAAGCCGCGATCCGATATTCCGAGAATGTCAGCTTGTCGTTATAGCGCGGCTCATTACTCATCGCGCCGCCTCCATCTTCACCACCTTGGCCCCGGCCTCGCCGCGCAGGAACCGCGCCCATGCGGCCATCATCTGCCGCCGCTTTTCGATCATGTCGCCGCGCCGATAGGCCCGCTCGACCGTGCTGCCCACGTTATGCGCCAAGGCGATCTCAGCCATGTCGCGCTCAAATTCGGTACGCTCCGCCGCCCAGTCGCGGAATGTGCTGCGCAGCCCGTGAGGCACGGCAGGACGGCCCGAACGCGGGTCGAGATACCCGCCGCCGTCGCGCGCCTCGTTTATCCGCTTCATGCACGCGCTCAGCGCCATGTCGGACAACGCGCCGCCGCGTGCGGCCGGGAACACGTAGTCGCTGCCTTTCATCCTCGGCAGAGCCGCCAGAAGCGCAACGGCCTCGGCCGTGAGCGGAACGCGGTGTTCCTTGCCCGCCTTCATCCGCTCGGCCGGGATGATCCACACGCCCGCGTCCAAGTCGATCTCGGCCCATGTCGCGCCGCGAACCTCGCCGGATCGTGCCGCCGTGAGCGCGACAAACTCCAGCGCCCGCGTTGCCATGCCGTCGCGCTTTCGCAGATCGGTGAACCAGTCGGGCACATCTGTGAGCGACAGCGCTGGGTTGTGTTTCACCTTCGCCACCTTGCCCGGCTTGGGCAATACCGCGTCGAGATTGCCACGCCAGCGCGCCGGGTTGTCGCCCGTCCGATGCCCACCGACAGTTGCCCAAGATAGAACCGCTTCGATGCGTCCGCGCAGCCGGGATGCCGTCTCGGTCTTGGTTGTCCAGATCGGCTCCAGCACGCGCAACACGTCCGACACGTCAATGTCCGACACGGCCATGTTGCCCAGCATCGGCACCGCGTAGGCGTCCAGCGTCGAGCGCCATTGCTTCTTGTGTTTCTCGTTTCGGAACTCGGCCGTTCGCGCCTCCAGCGTCTTTTCCATCGCCTGCGCGAAGGTAAGGCGGCGCTTTTCGGCCAGCGGGTCGATGCCCTGCCAGATCATATCCTTGACACCGCGCGCCCGTTCGCGTGCCTGCGCCAGCGTTACGTCAGGATAGGCCCCGAGTCCGATCATGTGTCGCTTGCTCTTGAGGGTCGCGCGCAACAGCCATGACCGCGCCCCGGTCGGTGTGACCTGCAACAGCAGCCCGTCAACGCCGCCCACGGCCACGTTGCGATTGCCGCCGGTGCCAGGGTGCGCGATCTTGCGAACCTCCACCGCCGACATTTCTTTCGCCTTCCTTGGCATGATGCACCATCCTTCCTACCCGCCTATAAGGTATGGCATTGGACGGTATCGGGCGCAACAGGGTGTTACAAGAAAACGCCCTAAAGTATTGTTATATATGGACTAAAAGTTTCGTGACGTTACATGCTGATACATGGGCATGGCGGCCTCTCTCTCCGCCACTATCCCCATTGCGAACCAGTGACACCGCCCTGACGGGCACGGATTTTTCCGTGTTATCAAAGGGGTTTGCGTGAACACACCGAACCTCATAGACGCGCCGTCTGGCCGAAGCTGGGCTCAGAATGGCCCTCAGTCTCAGTTTGGGCGAACCTCGTCCGTTCCGGTTCGGTCCACTTTTGTTGTGAATTTTCAATGACCTATTGTCGAGCCCCGCCAAAACCCGAACGCGCGTTCCGAACGATATCGATGGCAACATAGCCAGAACACGCGGTAGACGCGTTGCTCGGGATGCCAGCGTAAACCGGCGGATTGCTTGGGAAGGTTTGCATCCCAATCCCCCAACCGAAACCACTGATGACAAATGATTTTCCCGCGTCTAGCCTGGCCGCATGTTGAACGGGCCTTGGACAGATGCAGAGAATGACCTGATCGTCGCGGATTACTTCGCGATGCTGTCTGCGGACTTTGCTGGCAAGTCCTACAACAAAGCCGCTCATAATCGTGATCTTCAGACCCAGATCGACCGCAACCGCAGTTCGATCGAGTTCAAGCACCAGAACATCAGCGCGGTTCTCAGGGCTCTCGGAGAGGACTGGATCCCCGGCTACAAGCCCGCGCGTAATTACCAGACCACGCTTGAGGATGCGGTCGCGCGTTGGTTCGCGCTCCATCCAGGTTGGCTGTCCCGCATTCCGGACCGGCCCGCGATGGGCCTCCTCGAGGCAGCTCAGCTTTGGATTGGACCGCCCCCGACGCTCAGCAACCAGCCGCCCCCTCCTGAGCTTGAGCAAACCATCGCCACCGCCCGCAAGTTTGACGTCGCCGAACGCGATGAGCGCAACCGTGCGCTTGGCCGGGCCGGAGAAGAACGCGCGCTGGCGCATGAGAAGGCTGTGCTGGCTGGCTCCGGGCGCTCTGATCTTGCGTCAAAGGTACGATGGGTCTCGGAGGAGGATGGCGATGGCGCGGGGTATGATATCGCCAGCTATGCGCCGGATGGTCGGCCTCGTCTGATCGAAGTGAAGACGACCAACGGCTGGGAACGCACACCATTCCATATCTCACGCAACGAGCTGGCTGTTGCCGACGAACAGCGTGCCGACTGGTGCCTCATGCGGCTCTACCACTTTTCACGGGAGCCGAAGGCGTTTGAACTGCGCCCGCCGCTGGACGCCCATGTGTCGCTCACTGCCACGAGTTTTCAGGCTAGCTTCCACTGAGCGTCAGTCAAAAACCTTTTCCGGCTGCTCGCCCCACGGCAGTTCCGCCACACCGCAGAGGTCGAAGATCGACAGTACTGTGGGTTCGCGCCGCAGGACCAGCCGTTCCAGCACGGAGGGCGAGAGCCATGCCAACCGGATCACGCGGCTGACATAGCGGTCGGAGATGGCTTCCTCTCTGGCGAGGTCAGCGATGGTGTTGACGTCGCCGCGCTCCAGCCTGCGCCGCCACTCCCACGCGCGCCCGATGGCGCGCAGCAGGCGGGCATCCTGGCCGCGATCCATGGCCACCTCGATTTCTTTGGGCGGCAGGATACGGGGGCGGCCGCCGCGATTGCGTAGGGTGAGCGGGATGTGGACGCGGAGGGTTTCGGGCTCTGCCATCATGCCACCTCTGGCTTGGCTGGAGCCATTAGGGCGGCAATCGCGCCCAAGCCCTCGTGGCGTAGATCGACCGCCAGTCCGGCGTCGCTGGCGGTGACCCGCGCGACCAGAAGCCTGACCACGCGCGCCTGCTCGGCCGGGATCAGCGCCTTCCACATGTCGTCGAACTGGGTGAGCGACGCGCTGATGTCCGCCTCGCCAAGGTCTGGGCGATCCTTGCGCAGGGTCCGCGACACCCGCGCGGCGACCTCGGGGGTGCGCAGCAGGCGGCGGATTTCGCCGACCACGGCATCCTCGACCATGCCACCGGGCAGCCGCTGCGGGCCTCGGATCTCGGCCTTGGGCCGTTTCTTGATTGCGTACATCGAGACATAGTAGCGATAGCGCCGCGTCCCTTTCTTGGTGTGATGGGGCGTCATCGCCACGCCGGTCTCAGTGAAGATCAGCCCGCGCAGTAGCGCCGATGAGGGTTCCTTGGCAACGGCAACCCGCTTGACTCGATTGTTTGCGATTACATGATGGACGTCGTCCCACAGCGTCTCGTCTATGATCGCGTCATGTTCGCCCGGGTAGGCCGTGCCCTTGTGCACCGCGAGGCCGCGATAGGCCTTGTTGTGCAGGGTCTTGAGGAGCGAGGTCTTGTCGTATGGCCTGCCGGTCTTGGTCAGGATCGCACGTGCGTCCAGTTCGCGGATAACCTGCGCCGTGGAACTTGACCGGGCATAGAGGGTGAAGATCGTCCGCACCGTCTCGGCCTCGGCCGGGTCCACGATCAGCTTGCGGTCCTTCACGTTGTACCCGAGCGGCACCGGCCCACCCATCCAGATGCCCTTCTTGCGCGACGCGGCAACCTTGTCGCGGATCCGCTCACCTATGACTTCGCGCTCGAACTGGGCGAAGCTGAGCAGGATGTTCAGCGTCAGCCGCCCCATCGACGTCGTCGTATTGAAGGACTGCGTGACGGACACGAAGGTGACGCCGTGCTTGTCGAAGATCTCGACCAGCTTGGAGAAATCCATCAGCGCGCGGCTGAGGCGGTCGATCTTGTAGACCACGACGATGTCGATCAGCCCGTTCTCGATGTCGGCGATCAGGTCTTTCAGCGCGGGCCGCTCCAACGTGCCGCCGGAGAATCCACCGTCATCATACCGGTCGCGAAGGCAGACCCAGCCTTCAGCTTTCTGGCTCGCGATATAGGCCTCGCAAGCCTCCCTCTGCGCGTCGAGGCTGTTGAACTCCATGTCGAGTCCTTCCTCGCTGGACTTGCGGGTGTAGATCGCGCAGCGCTGGCGGCGGGGCGGTTGCGGCTGTGTCTGGCGCGTCATTTGCTGATCCTTGGGCGTGGGGTGAAGCCGAAGAACTTCCAGCCATTCCAGTTCGCGCCGGTGATGGCCCGCGCTGCGCCGGAGAGCGACTTGTACCGGCGGCCTTGCCACTCAAAGCCCTTCGCCAAGACGGTCACGGTGTGCTCGACGCCATTCCATTCACGGACCAGCTTGGTGCCCGGTAGAGGACGTCGCGGGTCGGTCATCACCTGACCTGGTTCGCCGGAAGCCACCTCCGCGGCCAGTGCATCCAGCGTCCGCTGGGTGTCGCGGCCAATGCCGCCGAGGGCCAGTTCCTGGATGCGGTACCCAAGCCGCAACTCAAGGTTCTGGCGGCTGGTGTTCGGCGCGGGCGCGTCAAAGATCGCCGCCCATTTCTCGCGCAGTTCCGACACGGTCATCGCTTTCAGCGCGACCAAGTCCGCCAGGACAGCGTGGTCTTGTGCCGCGCCAAGGCCTGTTCTCTTTCCTACTGATTTCGTTTTGGTTTTCATCATTCGTCCTCTCCAACTCGGGTTCGCAACTGGTGACGACGACGGCGAACAAGGGTGAGGATGTCCAGCGAACTGTCTCCGTCATTCCCAGAATTCTCGTTTATTGTCGGTGGGTTAGTGCGATCCACGGCAGCAGCGAGGATCTGGGCGAGTTGAGCTATGCGCGATTTTGGGTGATACGGCCTGATCAAGCGGCGCGGTTTTCGGTGTCGTTTGCGGCGACACCGTCGGTGAATGTGACGCCTTCGACAACCAAAGGCAACTGGTTTGCACCCTTCAG